TTTCCTACCTGCCCTAGCAGAAGTGGTGTAAAAACGCAGGTTTCGCCCTGCAGTCTAGGCTCCCACCCAGTCAATCCCAGTGGGAAATGTAAACACGCTATCTATCAGCGTGGCTGGGTGGGGGAAATAAGTATGTAGGCAGGTTAGTTCCTGCCTCCGAGGTAGCGAGGATTCTATCTCGGAGATAGTAACTAAAAGGCAAACCAATGACCCTAAGAACAAAAATTGAGGAAGCGATAAAATAAAGGAGAAATATGTTTAGCGAAAACGAATTGAAAGCCCTACAAGTTCTCTTACAAAGAGTTGACTTGAAAGGAAGTGAGGCAGGTATTGTCGCCCAGATTCAATTTAAGATTCAAAGGATGATTGAGGAACCGAAAAAAGAAGCTGAAAAACTAGACAAAGGAATAGATGAAGCGAAGCGAGATAAAAAAGCTTGATAAAATTTGGTCAGAGAAAGTTAAGGAAATAGGCAACTATCGATGTCTTAAATGTGGAACAACAGATAAGAAATTAGAATCCGCCCACATTGTAGGTAGAGGAGCTTATAACACTCGTTGGAGATTAGATAATGGACTTTGTTTATGTTTTACCTGCCACCAGGATTACGACCAACACAGAAATCATATGGAATCTTGGGTTAGAGATTGGATAGGAGAAGAAAAGTGGAACGAACTCCAAGAAGCAGGCAGACCTTGTAACGCTGGTAAAAAGTATTTTTATGAAGATGTAAAAAAGGAGTTAGATGAAAATAACGACTAAACAAAGAGAAGAAATAGAATTTTTATCAAAGACAGCGACAGTTCCGTTTACCCCAACTGACGATGAAATTAATGATTACATAAGCTCAACTACATTAGGCAAGGGAAATAGTGGCAAGTATGGGAATCGACTATCCGAAGAAAAAAGAAATATGGATATAACTGTTGCCTCGTGGAAAGAAGATATGGTCGGGAAACTGACAGGAGGATCACCTATTTGTTTTGGATTTGAAATAATAGATGATTACAAGGAGTACCCATATATTTACAGATTAGTTAAAGGTGTTATTAAAAGTCTATCTGAGCCTTATAGATCGACACAATTAATGATGTTAGATAAAGAATTGACAAAATAAAAGCCAAATTTTATAATAAAATAAAATGAAGATTATTAGAATATTTTTAGAGCTTTTGGGTGCGGTGGCTCTCGGGGTGATAGTTCATGAGTTTTATCATTTAGTTTTCAGTCAAAAAGTCCAGAAGATTTGTTACGACTTTACAAAGGGATTTACAGTTTTTTCACATAAAGGAACAGGGGAATTAATACCATATCTATTACAGATTGGTGTTTTTTTAATTTGTTTAGTAATAATTTTTAGGAGAGGAAAATGAAAAAAATCGGCATCGTTGGCAGTGAAGGATATGTTGGTCAGGCATTTAAGCGTATGGTTGAAGATAAATACCAGGTAATAGAATATGATCCAAAACTAGGTGATAAATCAGCAACAAAGGAAGAAATTAATAAGTGTGATTTGGTAGTTGTATCTGTACCGACCCCAATGAGTGAGAATTACAAAGAAGTTGATGGACTAAAAGTTTATCAATGTGATACTTCCATTGTTGAAGATGTTGTTAAATGGATTGAACCGGTGATTTTAATTAAGTCGACTGTTGAAATTGGGACAACTAAATATCTGAAAGACAAATATAACAAAAGAATCTGTATGTCACCGGAGTATGTTGGGGAAGGGAAATATAAAGTAACTGCTCGAATGGATTTTCAAACTGATATGTCGGCTACGCCATTTTTGATCTTGGGCGGTGATGATGAAGATTGTGATTATATTATTGATTTATTGCTTCCAATTCTTGGTCCGGAAAAAAAGTATTTCAAAACAGATGAAACAACAGCTGAATTTATCAAATACAAAGAAAACGACTATTTTGCTCACAAGGTAGTCTGGGCAGCTGAAGCAAAAGAACAAGCTGAAGCTCTGGGTGTTAATTGGTATGATGCTTGGCAAGGTTGGGCATTAGATCCCCGAGTTGATGTTATGCACACCGCAGTATTTCCTGAAAATGAAGGCTTTGCCGGGTTTTGTTTACCCAAAGACACTAACGCCCTATGTTACAAACTTCTTTATTGTGGATATACACCAGATATGCAGATTGGTATGTTAAAAAAGAACCTCAAACTCAGAAAGACAAAAGATTATCAAGAATTATCAGGTAAAAAGAAATGATTGATATATCGTTTGATGATGGAAGTTTATTGGATATTCATACCGCTGCTTTATTGGAAAAATATAATCTCAGAGGTACATTTTATATTCCATCAACAGGCGACTTATTACCAGAACAGATTAAATGGCTTGATAGTAAGGGTCATACTATCGGAGGGCATACTGTTACCCACCCGGAGTGTATTAGAGATTTAGGCAAAGATTTACAATATTGGGAGATATCGAAAAACAAAGACACGCTGGAAAAGATAATAGGGAAACCAATAACAAAGTTTTGTTATCCCAAAGGCAGATACTCGGAAACAACAAAAGAGCTGGTTAAAAAGTGTGGATATAAAGAGGCAAGAACAACAAAAGTATTTTTCCTCGGACACAGTGAAGATAGTTATGAGCAAAATACTACAATCCATATCCATCCAAAGCGAGATGAGTATTCGGGCAAAAACTGGCTCAAACTCGCAAAAGAGTGGTGGAATAAATCAAAGCAGGAAAACAAAAAATATTATCTCTTTGGACATTCTTGGGAAGTCGAGAAATTTAATTTATGGGAAGAATTTGAAGAATTATTAAAATATTTGAAATGAAACTACACATACTAGGACAAGAACAAGACAAACAGGGCGGGGGTTGGAGTTGGATTTCTAATATGAAGCAGGGTTTTGAATTAACCTCGCCTGAAGAGTGTGATGTTTATGTAGTTTCTAGTGTTTCAATGCTTTCGGCAATAAGTGATATACCTAAAAAACCTCTTGTCTTAAGGGTTGATAATGTACTTAAAAAATCAACTAATAGAGATATGGTTTATGACGGGCGGAAAGTAACTCGCATGGAAGGGCTTAAAATTATTGCTGATATGGCTGATATGGTGGTTTATCAATCTACTTGGGCGATGAATTATCTAGATCCTTATTTAAAAGCCAAGAATAAATGCGTGATATTAAACTCAAGCGATGAAAAGATATTTAATTCAGATGGGGATAAAATCAAGACTGATAAAACTGTTTACTTATATTCTCGGTCATCAAATCACGATAACAAACAATGGCACAAAGCGTGGTACACTTTTCAAGAATTACACCGAGATAATGATTTGGAATTATGGATTACTGGAAGGTTCTCGCCTGAAAATGTCCCGTCTAATTTTGATTTCTTTAATGGAGAAAAAATAAAGTATTGGGGGTTTGTAAGTAAAGAACAAATGGCATTGCTTTTTAGATCGGCTAATCACTTTATATATTCATACTACAATGACGCTTGTTCTAATACTTTAATTGAGGCACTACTCTCTGGTTGTGAACCCTTAATGCTTGAAGAAAGTGGTGGAGCAAAAGAGATAATGGATTACTACGAAAAACATGGTAAGGAGTATTTTTATTTGAACCGTATGTTTGATGAATACAGAAAGGTGTTTGATGGCGTCAATATATAGAACGCAACTCGAGGATTATCTTAAAACGCTTGAAATAAAAGCTGATCGGGTTTTAGATGTTGGGGGGTTAGATAAACCAATTCAGCCGAGAGTTAAAAGCTTTGAAGCTAACCGGGTTGCTATCTTGGACCACGAGGGGGGTGATTATCAGATTGATTTAAATGAATTTAAAGCACCGCAAGAGATATTTGCTTTCGAAACTTCATTATATTGGGACACGATATTCTGTTTAGAGGTCTTTGAGTATATCTGGAATCCGGTTGTAGCTTTTAAGAATTTATATAACTGGTTATCTGAAAATGGAACTATGTATGTAACTTTTCCTACTAATTATCCCTTACACAATCCTAAAGGAATTGACTATATGCGATACACAGGAAACTGGGTTGAAAAAATGGCAAGGTTGTTTAATTTTCAAGAAGTCGAGATTGTACCACGACCGGCAACATACAAAGATTACCTACAAGCGTTCTGGTCGGCTGAAAGGATGCATCCGATTAAAGATGATGAGAGATTATTTGATAACGGATATATTTGTAAATTTCGCAAATGAAACTATCAATTTTTACAACTATATCTGATTACGAAAACAATCACTGGAAAGAAAGTTTGCAGAGTTATTTAGATTTAGCTGATGAAGTTATTGTAGTAAATGGTTTCAATGGCAAATATGATCCTAATACATCTCTTATTTTTAAAGCGTTTAATGAGCGTAATTTGATCTATGACCAAGAAAATCGATTGATGATTGGTGGGAAAATCAAAGTATTAAATTACGCTTGGGCTGACGAGTTTGGATTTGACTTTATCGGTCAACAATTTCAGCGAGGATATGAAGCTTGTACTGGCGATTGGGTAATTAGGGCGGACATTGATTATGTATTCCACGAAAATGACATGGATAATATCAGACAAGCACTAGAAAACCTTGGTGACGCCCCGGCTGCGTCTTTGCTTAAATGGCAGTTTATCCTACCAGATAGGTATAATCTTAAGTCTAGGGCTATTGTAGCGGTAAATAGGGGCATGTATGGCGATAGAATAAGGTTTGATTCCGGTGGAGACTTATGTCAGCCAAGTTTAGACGGAAAACAAATTATCGAGCCACCTTGTATCACTGTGCCGATATATAACTATGAGCATTTACTTAAAACTAAAGAGGTTATCAAAAAAGAAGTTGGAAGAATGGATCGAGCATATCGCAGAACATTTAACAAATCCCAATATGGCGATGACTTTTGGCAAGGTTGGCAAGATATGATGGAGGGTAGGATTAAAAAACACAGCAAACCAATACCAATATCAGATCACCCTAAATATATTCAAGAAACTATTAAAAACTTAAAACCAGAACAGTTTGGGTATTCTATGTTTGGATATAATAAGTGTAGTTATTATGATTGATGGTGATCACCGCTACGAGTATGTCAAAGAAGATTTAAATAATTCACTTAAATTCAAACCTAAAGTAATAATAATTGATGACTATAATCACAGATATAACTTTGAAGAGCGTGAAGACCAATACGGAGTTAAAAAAGCGGTTGATGAATTTGTAAAAGAAAATAATTTTAAACTAATCGTTCACAAAAAGGCGAACGGAATAGGAGAGGTGAAATGCGAATATTAACTATTGTTGATAAAGTCGGGTCAGCTATCTGGCGTATGGCTGAAGATGTAAGAAAAGAGTTGGATTTTTTAGATATAAAAGTTTTAAGTTTACACCCTAAAAGACCATCACTTGAAGAGATACAGGCTATTGAGGAATTCGAACCAGATTTATTAGATATTCAATACTGGAAGTCGGGGGAAAAGTTGTTTGAATTACTGCCTAAATACAAGGAAATCCCAGCTGTTTTATCACATCATAATCCTTATGATTTAATGGCAAAGGATTGGTCTCACTATAAAAAGAATATCGTTTCTAACCTGACCCAAAAAAGAGTTTTAAGAGATGTTGAAGTGGTAACGCTTTCGGTTGATGTCAATAAATTTAAGTGGAATCCTGACTATACTGAAGAAAAATCAGTTGTTATGTGTGCCGCTAGAATCGAGGGTAAAAAAGGAATTTTGCCGGTGGCGAAAGTTTGTAGTGAATTAGGGTATAAGTTTTATTTGGTTGGTAGAATATCTGACCAGAACTATTATTCTGAAATACTAAAATACAAACCGATAATGGCAGTTGATGCTAGTGATGAGGAATTAATAGAGATTTATAATAAGTCGGCTATTCATGTTTGTAACTCAGTTGATAACTTTGAAACTGGAACATTACCGATGCTAGAGTGTATGAGTGTTGGAGTTCCTATTATCACTCGACCTATTGGTTATATCCCCGATGTCAACCAAGAAGGTATTTTAGTCCACGATAGCGAACCAGAAAACGAGGAAGCATTAAAGGTACTAATAAAAAACTTAATGGAAGATCGAGAATTGCGACTTTCAATGCGTGATAAAGCATGGAATATAATCAAAGAGAAAAATGTTTATCGCAGAGCTTGGAAATTATATAAGATATGGAATAGTGCCTTGTATAAAGAAGATTTAGTTTCGGTGATCATAAATACATTTAATCGAGCTGATAATTTACAGCAGATTTTAGAAGCGTATTTGGATAATAATTGGAAGAATATCGAAATTGTTGTAGTTGATGATGGTTCTGATAAACCTGATCTAAATGAACAGGTAGTTAAAAACTTCCGTCAGACTGGTGTAACAATAAGGTATTTTAATACTCGCTGTAAAGGATATGGGTTGGCGAAAGCTCGTAATATCGGGATCATCAATTCAGCCGGGGAATACCTTTTATTTAATGATGATCGCTGGTTGCCGAAAAAGGATTTAATCCAAGAGTTTATTAATAAAATTGAGGATAACTCATACTTGTGTGCCAATAAGAACAACAACAAGAAGTCTTTTGTTGAAAATGTTTCTTTTATTAAAAGATCGACAATGATTAAAGCCGGTATGTTTTGTGAACGAATAAACAAATATGGTGGTATGACACAGGAGATTGTAACTCGTATGAATCGAAATGGTATTAAGTGTTTATGGAACGAAAAAGCACAAGTTACCCAACTTTCTGGATCGAAGTCGAGGTTTAGAAAAAAAGACGAAATATTAGATATGAAAAATCTACTATGGAGGATGTATGACAAAATATAAGTTAGAACTGGGTTTTCTTTATTCCTTCATCAAATTTGTTATGGCAACTTCGGCAAAGGGTAATGCCGTTATTTTTCTTAAATCTCTCATTGGGAAATTCTTTGTACGGAAGTATATGGTGGACAATACAGTCGCTACCGGTTGTTGTCTTACCACAGCCTCGGCACTTTGCTTGATCTCTTTTAATTATACTTTCACGCCAAACCTTGTATTTATGATCATATTTTCTTTGATTGCCACCATTATAATTCCAGGGTTTTTTATTAAACATAGGATTGCCACTGCCAATTCTTTCTCGGCTATATTGTTCGGCATAATAAGAGCCATTACATTTAGTAGAACAAAATTTCCTTTTTCCGACTTCAAAGGGGTAAATTCTAAAATCAGCTCCACAATTAAGGCATTTTATAATAATGTTAGACTTTGTTCGCACGACTTTGATTTTACTCATAACTTTAATTTAAACTTTTAATATGGAGATGCCAAGTATGAAAAATGCTGACAAAAAAGCCAGTTGTGATACAGGGAAGAAATATCGCCTGTTTGGTCACAACTGGCACTAGTTAAACTTGGGACACGACCTAGAGCTGGTGAGATTGCCTTTCATTGAGTGGGATTTTCTAATCAATCATTATCGCAAATGGACCAAAACTCACTATTGGTTAAGAGGTATAGAGAAATTTCCTAATGTTAATTTAGTAACTCATTATGAGCCGGGGAAATACGATGCTGCACTACTTCATATTGATCAGCAGATTGTTCAGCCGGGGATCAAGAAGGGTAATTTGTATAAGGAATTGAACGAAGTCATTACTGATATTCCTAAAATTGTTTTGAATCATGGGACACCGATGTTAGATGTACCTGGTATGACACCTGACATTATTATTAATGGGGGGAAACTTGTTATTAAAGGAAAGATGGAAACCATCACCGGGGTGCGTGAATCTATTGGGGATAATTTTCACTTATCTAATACTAAAGAAGCCTGTGAACAATGGGGATTCGGCGATTATATTATTCATGGTATGAAGCCAGAAGATTGGTGGGATCTACCCAAAGAGCCGAGAGTATTTATTGCCCAAAGTGAAGCTGGTATGTCCGATGTGTATTATGGACGCAGACTATTGGAAGCGGTGAGGACTGAGCTTCGTATTAGTTATGGGATTGATTTAATACACGCTCCTGTAAATTATTCATCAGAGCGTGATGGCGAATATCCTAATTATTTTGACGCTTATAGAAATATGTTAGGTAGATCACTTATTTACTTCAATCCGACTGGCAACTCACCGATGCCAAGAGCTAGAACAGAAGCGATGTTTTCTGGGTGCTGTGTTATCTCTACTGATAATCACGGAATAAATGAGATTATTAAAGATGGTGAAAACGGGTTTTTAGTTGATCAAGATCCATTTATGATAGCTAAATTAATAAATGATTTAATCCATTATAGGTTTGATGAGGCGGTTGAAATTGGGCAAAAGGGCAAACAAACTGCTATTGAGAAATTGCACTTTGATCGCTTTGCTGATGATTGGAAAAAGTATTTAGAAAAAGTAATAGGAGGCAAATGAGAGAAGAATTAGAAGATTTAACACCAGAGCAATTAGATAAGGTTAGAAAAGACCTTGAGGAAAAAGGTATTGATAAAGACCAAATTGACAAACTTATTAAAGAGTTAAAAAAACGACCAGTAATAAAACAAACTACTGATCAATGTGAACATCACTTATTAAAAAAGGTTCACGACACTGCTTATCAATGTATGACTTGTAACATGGTAGTTAGGTTTATTGAAGCTGAAATATTCTCGGTTGATGGATATTTAGAAACGACAATCAATACAATTAAAGGATTAAAAGGAGCTGATAAATGGAAGAAAAAATATCTACGGGGTTTATAACCTACGATCAGTTTCATGGCAAACAAGCAGGGTCATCAAAAATCCGAGCTAAAAATCTAATTAAGTATTGGAAAGGGTCAGAGCTTTTCACTTCCGGCAGGGAGTATGACACAGTAATTTATCAAAAAGCATACTGGAAAGAACACGCTAGAAACTTTAAAGGTACTAAAATACTTGATATTTGTGATCCTGATTGGTTAAGTGGTGATCATGTCAGGGAAATGACCGACCTGGTTGATGGGGTAACTTGCCCAACACAAGAGATGGCTGATTTTATGAAGCAATTTGGTAAACCTGTCAGAGTAATAAAAGACCGCCATGATATAAATGAATTTAAGGAAAACAAAATCCATCGAGGAAATGCTAAAATGGTATTATGGTTTGGTTATGCTCAAAATTTCCACGCTTTAGTTGATGCTCGGGTATTACAGCATTTAATAAGACTGGGACTTAAAATCAAGTACATTTCAAACACCAAAGTGTCTTTGGCTGACGATGAGAACGAAATCAACTTTTACAATCAAGAAAAGTTTGTAAAGTACGATAATGAAAACCCAACCAAAAACAACTGGGAAATGATCGAAGCTGATTTTGCTTTACTTCCAAGATCAATTAAGGTTTATCATCGGTTTAAGTCTGATAATCGCAAAAGTACCTGTTGGTTACTTGGGCTTCCGGTGGCTGAGAATCTAGAAGAATTAGAGAGGTTTATATCTGAAGAAGCACGAACTAAAGAGGGCAAAGAAAAGCGAGAATATGCTAGGGAAGAATATAATGTAGAAAAAAGTGTAAAAGAAATGAAGGAGTTTATAGATGAGGTTCGAGGCTCAAATAAAAAGGCTAACTAGAAAATCAACAGTGTCAAATGATGTTGAATACGAACTTGTATTGGTAACAGACCAATCGCTTAAAGAGCTGATGAATATTCAAGCTGACGAACTAATAAAGGTAGACATAAATGAGTGATGGCGTGAAAAGAGACGAATTAGGTAAATTCCTACCAGGCGGTAAAAGCCCAAACCCAAATGGTAGACCGCAGGGTGGGGTTTCTGTTGTTGATGCCATTAAAAGAGAGCTTGATAAAGTCGCTGACTTTCCAAATAACAAAGAAAAAAGAACTTATCTTGAACTCTTAATAGATAAAATAATGAAAAAGGCGGTACTGGCTGGTGATGTTTCAATGATAAAGGACATTATTAACCGAATAGACGGTATGCCGAAACAACCAGTCGAAATGTCGGGATCAATAGATACTAGATTAGAAATTTTAACAAGGATGGGGCTTGTAGATGATAACGAAACTAAAAGAATTGAGGGACAAACACCTGAAATTACAGGAGATTGAATTTTATGATTATCAAACCGAGTTTTCAGACCTAATAATAGAAGCGGTAGTAAAAAATTATGAAGCGATCAAGTCTTGTAATGAAGAAGAAATAAAGAAACTCAAAACGATTGAGATAGCTGTTGAGTTTGCCCGTCAAAGTGGCAAAACTACTGCTTTGATTCACACAGTTGAATTTTTAATGAACTATATCCCCTTAATATATAAGGATAATTTTTCAGTTGGGATATTTGCACCACAAAGAGAACAGGCTAAAACTGACTTTGATCGATTAAAAAATGTATTAGGCAAAACTGGTATGATGATGGAATTCAAACCCATTGAAGCTAATGCTCAAACACTACGAATACCTTGCGGGGATTATTTGAGTGAGTGTTATATCTTTCCGGTAACCAAAACATCACAACCAGAATCAAAAACACTTAACTTAATAATATTTGAAGAATCACAGGGGATTGATGACCAAGAGATGATTTCTGATATCTTTCCAATGGGTGCTGCTACTAATGCTCCGAGGATATTTGTTGGTACTGCTGGAACACAAATTTGTTACTTTTATAAACTAATTAGAGATGGACGAGCTAAAGTTTATGACTGTGATCAGATCATAGAACAACGACAAAAACTTTACGAAAAGACTGGTAATGTAGAGCATTTGGTTTATAGGCAAACTGTAAATGAAGATCGAGTATTACTTGGTGAAGATTCAGACGAGTTTCAAAGACCATATAAATTAAAGTGGATTATCGGTCAAGGTCAGTTTATCACTTGGGAGCAGTTAGACAAGATGGTTCAACCTTACTCAAGATGTAACAATTTCACTTCCGGGGATTGTTTCGCTGGTATTGATACAGCTAAAAATCCCGATTCAACTGTGGTAACAATCGTCAGAATTAATGAAGGCAAAAAACAACTTATAAACTGGCTAGAACTCCAAGGAGATAACTACCAAGATCAATTCGATATTATAAAAGACTTTTTATCTCGATACTCTATAAAAGCGGTAGCGATAGATTCTACTGGTCAGGGTGATTTTATGCCAGATATGTTTGAAAGACACACACGATGGAATTCAGAGTTAAATGGACTATATAGGGTTAAGTTTTCACTACAATCTAAAGACACGATGTATAAAAATCTAATGATAGTTGTTCGTGAGCTCTTGACAGAATTACCTAGAATTGAGACGAAGGAAGCAGAAAAGTTTAGATCGCAAATGCTGGACTTGCAAAGAGAATATAAGGGAGAATTCTTATCTTGCCACCACCCAGACGCTCCTAACGCTCATGATGATTACTGTGATAGCTGGGCTTTGGCAGAATACGCTTACTCACAATTCAATAACAAACCAAAAATTGATATTAATTTTCTATAACTATGGGACTATTAGATCGCTTCACTCAACCAATAAAAGAGGAATTTCAAAGTAAATTGTCCGAAAAGGACAGCGAGATTAAAGCACTATCTACTAAACTTGATGCTACTGAAACCAAACTTGATATGGTAGCCAAAGAGTTTGATTTTACTGTGCTTAAAACAGGTTATGGCGAACCGCCTCCGATGTTTGCTCAGGAGTATTGGAAGAAATACGAGGACTGGGTCTATACTAATGTAAATGTTATCGCTGAGGCAGTGGCTGATATTCAGTTTGAATTATATCGACTTTCCAAAGGCGAAAAGATAGAAGAAATCAAAGAGCACCCTATTTTAGAGCTGATTTATAGGGTTAATTCTTTTCAAACCAAGTGGGAATTTATATATATGATTACCACTTACCTTTTGTTACAGGGTGAGTGTCCAGTTTATCTGGCTGGAAAGACTAACGCCAATTCAGTACCAACTGAAATGTGGATTTTACGACCTGACTTTTTAAGAATAATCCCCGGCGATGTTGAAAAAGATGAATATGTTTACGCATATAAATATGAAGTACCGGGTAAAGATGCTATGACTTTTGCTCCGTGGGAAATACTATTCTTACGAATACCCAACCCAACCAATGCTTATAGGGGTATGGGAGTGATCGAAGCAGCCAAAGATACTATAATGGTTAACGAATTTTCTACTCGCTGGAATAGAAACTTTTTCTACAATTCTGCTAGACCTGATGCGGTACTTATGACTGATCAATCCTTGGACAAAGATATACTCACAAGACTACAACAGAAATGGTATGAGAAATTTGGTCGGATAGATAACTCTCAAAGAGTGGCTGTATTGGAAGCTGGACTTAAATACCAACAAATTCAAATGTCAGCTAAAGATATGGACTTTTTAGAGGGTCAAAAGTGGACACGAGATAAGATAATGGCGATGTTTAGAAATACCAAAATGTCTTTGGGTATTGTCGATGATGTCAATCGTGCTAATGCTGAAGCGTCTGAATATATGCATATTAAATCTACTATCAAACCCAAGATGCAGCGAATATGTGATTACTTAAATGAATTTTTAGTACCATTATTTGGAAAGGATTTATTCTTGGGGTTTGAAGATCCGCTACCTGAAAGTGAAGAACTGAAATTCAAGAAATGGGAAATAGGATTGAACCGGGTGTATACCATAAATGAACTTCGAGAAGAAGAAGGATTAGACCCTGTTGATGGTGGTGATTTAATCTATATGCCGATGTCGCAAGTACCTCTAGGAACACCACAGAATTCCCCACAGAATTCCCCACAGAACGCCCCAGAAAAGACTTTTAAGGTCTTAAAGGGTACAGGTAAAGCACTTAACAAAAAATACAAGGAAGTTATCGCTAAAATCAACAACCGAGATTTGAGATTAAAGAAATTCCGTCAAGAGGTAGAAAAGAAAGTTAAAGAGATGGCTCGGGATTTGGTTAAAAGAAAATACGAATACACCGATAAAATAACTGATGATGTTGCCGAGAAGTTTCACGCTGAGAACAACGAACATCTGGCACGAATAGAACCCAAGACTATTGATAAGATACTTGGAATATTAAAGTCAATGGAAAAGGACGCTACTTCACGCAAAAAGAAATTTGAGTTTAAGGGTGATTATGAAAAAGATGTTTCTGCTGTATTGGGAGTATCAGAAGCCGAACTTATTACATTAGTCGGGAAAGAAGCACTTGAGTTGTTACAGCGAGATCAACAATTTATATCCGGGACTGATATTATACAAGACTTTATTACTGAAACTACTTTGAAAGCTGCCAAGACATTTACTGAAACTGTCAGAACAAAAGTCGCTGAAATAATTGCCGATGGTGCTAGTAAAGGCTTGAGTTACGATAAAATCTCGAAGAATATCCGCAGTTGGTTTAGTGAGTTTTCAAAATATGACGCTCAGAGAATTGTTAGAACCGAACTTGCTAGATCGATAGGTTTTGCACAAATAGAGGCATACAAACAGAGCGGTGTTGTTTATGGCAAAAGATGGTTCACTGCACTAGACGAAAGGGTCTGCCCTTATTGTAGAGCTATGCAGGGTAAAATTGTTGACTTAAATGAAAATTACTTCAACTTGGGTGATGAGTTTAAGGGTGAAGCAAAATCTTCAATCAAATTTGATTATCTTGCAGTTGAAGCTCCGCCACTTCACCCCCAGTGTCGATGTGATGTTTTACCTGTTACTGAGGACACAAAAAAGGTAGAGCCAGACAAGAAAATGGAGCTTTTAGAAAAAAAACTAGACGAAATACTCAAAGATGAAGATATCACAACTTAAAAAACTACTTAAAGAATATCCAGATAATGAGGTCAAAAAACGAATTGATGAAAAGATTAAAAAGATCGAGAAGAATAAACTGGATAAAGTTAAGCTAGAAAATAGCAAAGAGTTTGGAATACTTGCAGACCAGATCAAAGAGTTAATCAGTGAAGTAAAGAAAAACAAATTTCCAGAACAGATAGAAATTAAAAATCCGGTTAAGGTTGAAAAGGTTACTGTCAATGTTCCCGATGATGTCAAAGTCAACAATTTAAATGAAATCAAATTCCCTAGTGAGGTTAGTGTCAAAAACTTTCCAAAGCAAAAGGAAATTAAAATACCCGACAAATTTGAAATAAAGAACACCGAGCAACTGTTACAACCATTACTCAAGGTCTTACAAAAAGAGGATTACCCGCAAGAAGTGGCGATCAACCGAAACTCGATGGATCTAATTACACAGATTGAATACATATTTAAGGAATACAAGTTGACAGTTACTTTAACTAGAAATCGTGAAGGATCAATTACTAATATTAGATATTTAAAAAGCCAGAGGTAAATTATGGAAGATAGAATTGCACAGTTACAAAAAGAGGGCAAAGTAAAATACCTCGATGTTGTTGTCGAGGACATTGAAGTTGAAAAAGAAGGTGAAGTTATAAAAGAAAAAATCGCTATCGCTTCGGAAGAAACGATTGACCGACAGGGTGAAATCATTTCAGTTGACGGTTGGGATTTAAAGAATTTCAAGCGTAATCCAGTTATGTTGTGGAGTCATAATCCTTATGAGCCAAATATCGGGCATGGAAAGAATATGAAAGTTACTGAGGTTAATGGCAAACGAAGATTAGTTTTCGAACCAGACTTTCATGGACTTACCCCGTTGTCTGCCACGCTTAAAGAGCTTTATGACGCTGGATATTTAAGAGCGTTTTCTGTTGGATTTTTGCCAACCGAAGCTGATGATAATAAGTATTTAAAGCAAGAACTTCTGGAAATATCAGCTGTTAATGTACCGGCACACCCTAACGCTTTGAATATCGCTTATTCGAAAGGTATGACTGATGAACAGACAAAACTTTTATTTACCAAGGAGGTAAAAAATGGGGTGCAGGAAACCGAAGAAACCGAGGAAGTAAAAGAAGAGGAAATAGTCGATGAAAAAGAAGGTGAATTAAAAGAGTTATCTGAAAGATTAGATAAGCTGGAAAATGAGATTATATCTATCAAATCTCTGCCCAGTCAAGGTCGAAGCGAAAAGTCTCTGACAGGTGAAAAGAGGCGTATCGTAAAAGCAATAGATAGACTAGCTGAAAAGCTATTAAGAGATTAAAGGAGAACAATGGAAGAAGAAAAGACAGAGGAAACCGAAGTTACCGAAGATGAAAAAATCGAGGAAGCTGCGGAAAAACTCTATTCTGCTTTTGCTAAGAAAATGGAAAAATCCATTGAAGATTCGAAGGCAAAAGAGATTGAAAAACCTGTTGAAGCAGCAGACGAAAAAATGCTTGTAACAAAATACGGTTCGATTGAGCGTGATAAAATTGTTTCACGCAAAAAAGGTTTTGAGGGTTCAGATGAGGATTTTGTCAAAGTCGGCGAGTTTGTAAAAGCTCTTATCGGTAATGACAAACAAAAACTTCAGATCATGGTTGAAGGTACTGATGCATTGGGTGGATATTTAGTACCAGAGGAGTGGGCTAATACAATTATCGAGAAGAAAGAGGAAATGACTGTTATTCGACCCCGAGCAACTGTCGTTCCTGTTCAAACAAATGTATTTCATTTGCCACAACTTGCTACCAAGCCAAAAGTATATTGGAGATCTGAAGCTGCTACTAAGTCAACTTCAACTTTCGGTTTAGAGGAAATTACACTTACCCCTTATTCATTAGCGGTAATTGTGCCTCTATCACAAGAGTTGGTTGATGACGCTACTGTTGGTCTACCTGGTTCAATTATAAACTGGGTTGCTCAACTTATAGCCAAGGAAGTTGCCAAAGAAGAAGATAAAGTTTTTGCTGGTACATGGGGAACTGGTACTGGTCGCCCGACTGGTATTGCTACCTATACTGGAATTAAAGAAATTGCGGCTGCAAATGCTTTGAGTGGTGATCATATCATCGGGGCTTTTTATGGTCTTGGTTCTGGTTATCGTTCAAATGCATATTGGATTATGTCATCTGAAACAATGTCGATTGTTCAGGGTCTTAAAGACGACAACAACCGATATCTGTTTAATGACGCTTTGACTGCCGGTGGACTTCCAACACTAAAGGGACGACCTGTTCTTGAGCATAATAACCTGGGTATTGCGTCAATTTACTTTGGCGATATATCAGCTTATTGGATCGCTGACAGAACTGGTATTCGTGTCCGAGTTTCTGACGAAGCGACAGTTGCTTCAAACTCCGCTTTCGAGAAGAACTTGGTATATGTCCGTGTTGAGGAAAGAGTCGATGGTGAGTTAGCTGATACTGCTGCATTTGTTGAAATCACAAATGCTAAATAAACTGATATAGCTTGTTTAGTTTGGGGGTAGGAAGATCACCTCGCCTACCTCCAACTAAGGAGCTATATGCAAAGAATAAAAATCATAAAATCGGGTGAATATAAAGAGGGCGATATTGTTGTTGTAGAGAATAACACTGCTCATCGTTTGATTGATAGTGGGCAGGGGGTTTTATACAAAAACAAGATGATGTCTGTTGATAAAAAAATAAGCTCAATTAGAAAGGGTAATTATGGGGCTTAATGCTAATGCTTTCGTAACAGTCAATGATTTAACTGATGCTGGTTTAACTGGTGAAACTGCATATTTAGAGGCACTTATTAATCGTGCTAGTTCTTTGATTGAAAAATACATTGGAAGAAGTATAAAGAGTGCTACTTATGTTGAGGAATATGACGGAAATCATACTGGTATGATAGCTTTGAAAAATTACCCCTTAACCGCAGTTACAAGTGTTGAAACTATAACTGGAGAGATTGGTGATCCTGATTATGATGCACTAGATAGTGATGAATATTCACTTCTGAATAAAGATACTAACTCATACTCACAACCGGGGATTATTAGAATTGCTCGTAGATATTTGGGACATGATCGATATCGTATAACTTATACTGCTGGATATGCGACTGTCCCTGAAGATCTCAAAATGGCTTGTATTGATCTATGTGGATTTTTGAGTGGATCGGCTAAAAGCTCCGGGGTGAAATCAGAAACTTTGGGCGAGTATTCAATCACTTATGGGAATACAGGAGATCCAATAACTTCATCAGGGATTAAGTTTGTTTTAGATTTATATAGGACGCCAAGTGTATGAAATATTTTCTCGACAAGTCAGTTTCGTTTCGCCGCCTCCGGATAAAGTCGGGTGATCGGAGTGCTTTTTCTGCTACGGGGACTGTTGAGAAATGTAGTTGGCAAACACCATCGCTAGAAAAGATCCAAATGTACGAAGGACAGATTGGCAAGATGTATTCAGTTTACTTCGATGGCGAATTAGATTGGGGTAGAGGTGATGAGGTGGTTAGAGATGGGATAATTTACAAGATAAGAGATGTAAAGATTGTTGATTTTGGTTCACAGCATTACACGGAATTAATAGTAGTAGAAACAAATGATTAAAATTGAGTTTCCAAATTTGCAGAAAGTTTTACGAGCACTTGCTACCGCTCCCAAACAAACTAGAGATGCGGTCAATCGAGCAATTAGGAGATCAATTTACAAAGTACAAAATACCGCACTTCCGCTAACACCGATTGACACAGGAGCATTAAGAAGATCACTTTCCGCCGGAACATCATTTAGAGATTTTTACGGAGAGATACACCCTTATATGGAATATGCGGTTTATGTTCACGAAGGGACATATAAGATGAGAGCCAGACCATTTCTTAAAACTGCTATGGATCGAGATTATTCAGAAGTAAAAAGAATATTTGAAGCCGAATTAGGAACTGGATTAGATAACATAGCTAAGGAAGCACGATGATAAACACGCTTAAAAAAGAAATAGTTACACAGCTTTCGAGCATAAGCAATGTTCAGGCGGTTTATGATTATGAAAGATCAAACTTTACAGGCTTTCCGGCAGCGACTGTTACCTGTTCTGGAAACGAAAACGAGTATGATACTACCGCTTCCAATATGCGGACATTTGCTTTTACAATTAGACTTTACGAACAGATTGAAGATGTACCGCAGTTAGATAACATTTCTGACAACGCTAAAGAACGAGCTGAAAGGATAATGGGTGATTTAATCGGTGCGGTATTGGAAAAATTTGATGAGTTTTATTTATTCAATTCCCAAGCAGATTATATGTTAGCCACTCCGAGTGCTTGGGGATATGTCAAATTGGCTAGTGGTTGGTGTCGGGTGGCGGAAGTTAATTTATCAGTTAAAAAAGAGTTTATTTACTCGTAAAAACATGCAAAGAGATAGCAAAGGAAGATTTGTAAAAGGGCATAGACAATCACCAGAAATTCGTAAAAAAATGAGTGATGCAAAGCAAGGTTATGTTCCTTGGAGTAAGGGTGTGTCAAGACCATGGACACAAGCAAGAAGAGATGCACAGTTAAAAAAGGGCAAAAAGCCATTAGTAAAAGGAAAAAATGTTTATACCGATGATTGGCACAACATAAGAAAACAAATATATGAGCGGGATAATTGGATTTGTCAAGAATGTAATGTGCGATGCCATAACAATGTAAAGATACAATGCCATCATATAGATTATGACACATATAATAATAACTTAGAAAACTTGATAACACTGTGTGCATCTTGTCATATGAAAACAAATTTTAATAGACAAGATTGGATAGAGCATTATCAAGATAAGAAAGGATAGATAATCATGACAAAATGGGTCGGTAGGAGAGGTGCGTTAGGGTTTGCCAAAGAGGCTTCGAGAGCTGTTGCTGTTGCTCCGACTTATTGGCTACCTTATGAGAGTTTAAGTTTCGATGACAAAGTAGAGAAGCAAATACAGCAAAGTGCTTTTGGAACAATCGCTGATTCTGATGCTAATTACAATGTTAACAAATATGCTGAAGGGTCATTTACGGCTCATCTTGAGGATAAGGCGATTGGTTTGATATTGTCTAATGTTATTGGTGCCACACCGACATCTGCTGGATCAACAAATTATACCCATACATACGCCTACACCAATACAAATCAGCATCAGTCTTTGAGTGTCGCTTTGAAGACACCAAACGAAAACAAGATTATGACTTTGGCTATGATTGATGAGTTTAAGATTACTGTCGAGCCAAATGGTTTTGCGATGGTTGAATGTTCAGTAATGTCTAGGGGTGGCAAGGATTGGGCTACATTGACCCCGGCATACAATGCATTGGGAAATAAGTTTTTACACCAACATTTATCGTTTAAGGTAGCAGCTAATATTGGTGGAATTGCCGCTGCAAGTGCCTTATCATTAAAGAGTTTAACTTTCACAATTAAGAAAAATGTTCTTAAAGAATATGTTGCCGGAACATTAACTCCAGAAGATTTACTCAATCAGGACATGTCAGTCACCGGTGAATTTACTTTAGTAAATGATGACACTGTTTGGAGAAATTATTTCCTAGATGGGTCATACAAAGCTATTGAAATTAGATTTACTTACGGAGCGAATAATTACCTATATTTTCAGCTTCCATATTGTTCATTTAATTCTTGGGAATTAGACGGAGGTCTTTCAGATATCAAAAATCAGAAAGTAGAGTTTATTGCTCATTATAACGCTGCTAATGCTCAGGGGCAGATCCATACTGCTGTTCTGGCGAATCAAATTTCTAGTTACTAGTAACTTGATTATATTTAAAGTAATAGTGAGCATCACAGATATCATCATCAATTTAGAAAAAAATATTAATAGAGAGGTGATTTATGAGGTTAGATTTAACAAAAAAGGTTAGTTTCGAAGGTTGGGGCGAGGAGTGGAAAGACTGCTACATAGAGTTTTATATGCCGAGCTACAAAGATGTACAGGACTTCTCAACTGACCAGAAGGACGAGAAGGAAGCCACCAATAAGGCGATAGAAAAGCTCCAGAGCTTATTTAAGGGTGGAAAGGGTATATCCGATGGTAAAGTGGTAGAACT